TTTTATTTGAAGATGGCATGGTTGTCGAATACACAGTTGATGTAACTGATATGTTAACAATATTTCACGCATAAGGATAAAAAATGGCAATAGTTATAGAAAAAGGTATAGGTAGCTTTACAAATAAAGGTAAAGACAAAATAGGCGGTGGCGGAATGGACATCGGACAAACTAAGAAGAAAAAGAAAAAGAAGAAGAAAAGGCAAATTCCAGCAGACCAAATGCCGCTAATGCAAATGGCAACACCACCTACTGAAGACGAGCCAATGGTAGAACCAATGATGGGTGGTGGTAAAGTTATGAATTACCGTAAAGGTGGTAAAGTTCGTGGTGCTGGTATTGCTAGACAAGGTGTTAGAAAGTGTAAATATGTCTGATAATAAAAAAACCCAGTCTCAAAAAGAAACTGATTATGCTAAAAAGACTAATAAAAGTGATAAAACAAGAGTCTTTACGCCATCAGAAGAAAACCCTTCTGGTTCACCTTTTGGGAAGTGGAGCCTTTTAAATAAGGTAATAAAAGGTGTAGATAAGTTAACTGGGCATAAAAGAAAATACCGTAAAGGTGGTAAAGTTCGTGGTGCTGGTATGGCTAGGCGTAGAAGGGGTTAGTAATGGCTAAAGCAGGTGACACAAGAACAGAAAAAGACTTAAGAGTAGAATATTTTGATGGACCAGCTTCTGATATTATGACCTTTCCAGAGTTTTTAATAAAGCAAGGACATGGCGACAAAGTTAAAAAAGGAAAATCTGGCGGTAAAGTTATGAAATTCCGTAAAGGTGGGTTAGCAAGACGTAAAAGAAAATGAAAGTAGCAAATTTAATTCATAAAGGTAGGTATTTAGAAGCGGAAGTTATTAATTTAAAAAATAATTTAAAGCTTTATTTGATAAAAAATGCTAAACCTTTACAATTAAAGACTTTAGAACAGCTAAAAAAACTAGATAAATGGTTAAATAATGCTGAACGAGTTGCAAAAAAGAGAAAGGAATTTCAAACTTTAAATAAACTAACTGAAAAATTATAATAAGGAGATAATAATGTCAGATTTAGAAATGATTCAAGTTGGTACTGATGTACATGATAACCCTGTGTATAATGTAATACGCAAGGAAAATGGGAAATTAGCTAGTACAACTATATTTACCGAAGCAGAAGCAAAAGCAATGGTAGAAAAAACTGAAGCAGAACCTGAAATAGAAGAAGTTGAAGAAATAGAAGAAGTAGAGCTTGAGGAAGAACCTGAAGCAGCAGAAAATAAAACCTCTATTCCTGATTACGAATCTATGACTAAAGTAGAGTTAGAAGCTTTAATGCGAGAACATGATATAGAACTGGATAGACGCAAATCAAAAAATGATTTGTTAGAAGAAGTGGACACTTTTTTTAAAGAAAATTTTGCTTAATAGTTAGGATTTAACATGGCTACTTCAGGAACTACTGCCTTTGATATGGACTTCACGGAGATAGCTGAAGAAGCTTGGGAACGTGCTGGAAAGGAAATGCGTTCAGGTTACGATTTAAGAACTGCTCGTAGGTCTATGAATTTAATGACTATCGAGTGGCAAAATCGTGGTATTAATATGTGGACCATTGATAGCGGTACAATATCTATTTCTGCTGATACTGCTCAATATAACCTTCCTGCAGATACTATAGACCTTTTAGACCAAGTTATACGAACAAATGCTGGTAATGCTACTACGCAATCAGACCTCACGTTAAGTCGTATAGGTGTGAGTACTTACGCAGCAATCCCTAACAAGTTATCAACAGGTAGACCTATACAGGTATGGGTAGAAAGATTGGCTACACCTAGAATAAACCTCTATCCTGTCCCTGATACCAGTTACACATTTGTATATTGGAGAATGAGGCGTATGGAAGATGCAGGTAATGGTGTTGAAACGGCAGATATGACATTTCGTTTTCTCCCTGCTCTTGTAGCAGGTTTAGCTTATCATATCGCTATGAAAGTTCCTGAACTTGCAGAACGTATAGCAATGTTAAAGACAGCTTATGATGAGCAGTATAATTTAGCTGCTGGTGAAGATAGAGAAAAAACTTCTGAAAATTTTGTACCAAGGATAGCTAGGATTTAATTATGTCAAATAGATTCGCATCAAGTAAAAGAGCCATAGCAGAATGTGATGTTTGTGGTTGGAGATTTAAATTAAATGAATTAAAAAGTTTAATAAAAAGAGGTAGTAATACTAACATAAAAGCATGTTCTGAATGTTGGGAAGCAGACCACCCTCAAAATGAATTAGGTAAATACCCTGTACATGACCCACAAGCTATACGTAACCCAAGACCAGATTATACAGGTTACCCTAAAAGTAGGGCTCAAATATATTCAGGGTCAGAATCTAATAAACTAAGTTTTGTAGGCACTGGGTTTGTTGGTGCAGTAACGATAACAACTACGTAAGGAGAAAAATATGCCAGTAGTAAAAGGAAAAAAATATCCATATACAAAAAAAGGGATAGCAATGGCTAAAGCAGCTAGTAAAAAGAAGAAAGTTAAAAAGAAGAAAGCATGAATTATACATACTTAAAATCTAATATAGCGGATATTTGCGAAACTACTTTTACAGCTGACCAATATTCTTTGTTTGCTCAACAAGCTGAACAGAAGATATTTAATACTGTTGAATTACCAGCAATGCGTAATGTTGACAGTGGACCTTTGACTGCGACTAACAAACTATATACAACACCAGATGGTTATTTATATACATATAGTTTGGCTGTAATTAGTAGTAGCACTACAAATTACCTATTAAACAAAGATGTTAACTTCTTACGTGATGCTTATCCTGTGAACACAAGTGCGAAATACGGACTACCTAAATTTTATGCTTACCATAGTACTGGAGGGTCTAATGTAAAATTAATGTTAGCTCCAACCCCAGACCAAAATTATGAAATAGAACATATATACGCTAAATATCCTACGTCTATTGTAACTGCAGGGGGTACTTATCTAGGGGATAATTTTGATAGTGCGTTATTGAACGGAGCATTATTAGAAGCAATAAGATTTCAAAAAGGTGAAGCTGATATGGTAGCTCTTTATGAAAAACAATATTTACAAGCTATAACATTATTAAAACAGTTTGGTGATGGTAAACTACGACAAGATATGTACCGTTCTGGTCAAACTAGGACAAATGTAGGGTAGTATAAATGGCAATAACTCAAGCAATGTGTACATCTTTTAAAATAGCTCTTTTAGATGGGGAAATGGATTTTAGTAGTAATACTTCTCAGGCATTTAAGATAGCTTTATATACTTCTAGTGCTACTTTAAGTGCTTCTACTACAGCTTATAGTACAACAAATGAAGTATCAGGAACAGGTTACACCGCAGGAGGTAATACTTTAACTATTGCAGCTAACCCTGCTTCTTCTGGTACTACAGCTTTTTTAGATTTTTCTGATACAACATGGAGTTCTTCTTCTATAACAGCTAGAGGGGCTTTAATTTATAAAAACGCATCAGGATACCCTGCTATAGCAGTAATTGATTTTGGAGAGGATAAACAGTCTAGTTCTGGGAATTTTACTATAAGTTTCCCTGCCGCAGACGCTGATAATGCTATAATACGTATAGTATAATGATTTCTTGCGGTTTAATACTTAATAGTGTATTAATATTTATAAAAGGATTATAAATGGCAACACAATATAGTACTTTATTAAAGCTTGCTTTACCCACTCAAGGCGAATTAAGTGGTTCTTGGGGAGATGTAGTTAATAATAACGTAACTTCCATGATTGAGGAAGCTGTTGCAGGTTTAAAAACTATAGACACTTGGAGTACAAATTCGGCTACTTTGTCTACGGCAAATGGTACAACAGCAGAATCTAGAGCTGCAATATTAAATCTTACTGATACAACTACTGATTTAAGTGGGGCGGCTACTCTTATATGTCCAGCACTTTCTAAAGTATACATTGTAAAAAACGCTACTGGGCAAGCAGTTACAATCAAAACATCTTCAGGTAGTGGTATTGCTATACCTAATGGAACAACAGGGTTCGTGTATTGTGATGGTACAAATGTAGTAGAATCTTTAAATAATGTAACAGGGAATCTTACTGTAGGTGGAAACGCTTCTATAGGTGGTAATTTAACTGTTACAGGTACTACAACCCTTAATGGAGGTACCTTAACTTTAGGTGATGCCGCTTCAGATAATGTAGTATTTGGAGCAAATGTTGATTCCCATATTATTCCTGACGATGATGATACTTATGATTTAGGTTCTTCCACACAGCAATGGAGAAATTTATACGTAGATGGTACAGCAGAAATTGATACTTTAGCTATTGATGGGACTACTGTTACCGCAAGTGCTGCAGATATTAATCTAATAGATGGAATTACAAATGGTACAGTTATAGCAAGTAAAGCTATAATTACAGATTCAGACAAAGATATTTCTGGCGGTAGGAATATTACAATTAGTGGTGAATTAGATGCAGGTTCATTAGATATTTCTGGAAACGCAGATATAGATGGAACTACTAATTTAGATGCAGTTGATATTGATGGTGCAGTACAGATTGATAATACTGTAACTGTTGGTGCAGATGACCAAGGATACGATGTTATTTTTTATGGGGATACTGCATCAGCAAACATGACATGGGATACATCTGTAGATGATTTAATTTTAAATGGTGCGGCAAGAATTGTTGTACCTGATGGTCAATTAGTTTTAGGGAGTACAGCAGTTAGTTCAACGGCTGCTGAATTAAACATATTAGACGGTAAAAGTTTTGTTGATGAAGATAACATGGCATCTGATAGTGCAACAGCTATAGCATCTCAACAATCAATTAAGGCATATGTTACTTCAAGTATTTCAGCTATAGACCAAACAATGGGTTCAGGTTTTGTATTAGAAGATGATGATGGAACTGAAGTAACAATTACAGAAAGTAAAGAAGTAAAGATAATAGGTTCAGGGGTAACAACTAATTGGACTGATACAGATAATGGGACAGATGGCGACCCATATGATTTAACAATTACTGTAGATGCCGCTCAAACAGGTATTACTTCTATTTTAGCTACAGATGTTAAAATTGGTGAAGATGACCAAACAAAGATAGATTTTGAGACTGCTGATGAGATACATTTTTATGCGGCTAATGTCCATCAAGTGAAATTAGTTGACAATGCGTTTACCCCACAAGCAGATAGTGATGTTGATTTAGGAGCTTCTGGAACATACTGGAAAGATGCTTTTATAGATACAGTTACAACAACAGGTAATGTAACTGTTGGGGGTACTTTAACTGTTAATGGAACAACAACTACAGTAAATAGTACAACAGTAACTATAGATGACCCAATATTTACATTAGGTGGAGATTCTGCCCCAGGGTCTGACGATAATAAAGATAGAGGTATTGAATTTAGATACCATGATGGCTCTGCTGCTAGAATAGGTTTTATGGGTTGGGATGACAGTGCAACAGGATTTGTATTTTATCATACTGCAACTAATTCTTCAGAAGTATTTAGTGGAACAGAAGCAAAATTAATAGCAGGTGAATTAGATGTATCAGGTAATATAGATGTAGATGGTACTACTAATTTAGACGCAGTTGATATTGATGGTGCAGTACAGATTGATAATACTGTAACTGTTGGTGTTGATGATACAGGTTATGATGTTAAATTCTTTGGGGCGACTGCAAGTGCTTATATGCTTTGGGATGAATCTGCAGATGATTTAATCTTAGCAGGAGCTGCAAGAGTTGTTGTTCCAGATGGTCAATTAGTTTTAGGGAGTACCGCAGTTAGTTCAACTGCCGCAGAACTTAATATTATGGATGGTAATACAAGTGCAACAGGTACTACATTAGCAGATGCAGATAGATTAGTAGCCAATGACGATGGTACAATGAAACAAGTAGCATTAACAGATGTTAAAACATATTTAACAAGTGCAGGGTTTTCTACAACAGACCCGACTGCACTTGCCATCGCATTGGGTTGATATAGGAGAAAGAAATGGCGAATACCTTTAAAGTAGTTACATTTGCAGCAGAACCAGCGTCTGCAGGGACTGCATATACTGTTTATACTACTCCAAGTAGTACAACAACAGTCGTAATTGGGCTAATTTTAACAAACATACATACTTCACAGGTTACTGCAGAAGTAGAGCTTGTTAGTGATACATCAGGTGGTGGTAGAGGTGCTACAAATGGAACTTCGTTTTTAGCAAAAGATGTACCTATACCAGTAGGTTCGTCTTTAGAATTGTTATCAGGGGGTAAAGTAATATTAGAAACAACCGATGTTTTAAAAATTGATTGTTCTGTAGCAGATAAAATATCAGGTACATTAAGTATAATGGAGATTACATAATATGCCCTATATAGGTAATGAAGTTCCTGCACACTTTCAAACTGCACCTGCAGTCGTAAGATTTAATGGTGATGGTTCTGATACTACGTTTGCATTAGGAAGAACTATAGGCTCTGTTCAAGATATACTTGTATCAGTAGATGGTGTTGTCCAAGACAGTGCTGCCTATACAGTTCCTGATGGTTCTACATTAACATTTACTGCTGCACCTTCAGTAGGAACAGGTAATATTTTTGTTTACTTTCTTGAACCAAATGCAGGTTCAATTACACCAACATCTGAATTTAAAGGTAATTTTAAGGCAGGTGGTTTATTTAGAACAAACTCTCAAACTTTAGATGCAAACGTAACTATTTTGGCTGCAGAAAACGCACAGGTTACAGGACCACTTACAGTTTCAAGTGGAGTTACGCTTACTGTTGAAAGTGGTGGAAGGTTGGTGACATCGTGAGTAACATTTATGTAGATACAATACGAAAGACTGGTGGCTCACTAGGAACAGACATAAGAGTTAAGAATACATCTGTGTATGAGTCTGATGGTGGCACAAGTGTTACACAGAATTTAGTGCAAGGTTTAATTAAGTTTTGGTTAAATCTTGATGGAGAGAGCACTATCTCTACTAGAGATTCTTTTAATATAAGTGGTGTTACAGATGAAGGCGAGGGTCAATATACTCCTGCATATTCAAATAATATGTCTAGTGTTAATTATAGCATGGGATGTAATACAGATTATAATGGAACAGAATTTCCTATTAATTGTAAAAATTATGCAACAGGAACACATTTAATACAAACTGTAGATGCTGATATGAGTAGTTATATGGACCATGATGTTGTAAATGTTCATGGAATGGGTGACCTAGCATGAGTACCATATTAACAAACACCTTAACAGGTACAACTACAGCAGGTAGTATTGCTGTTACAGGAGAGGGTAATTCTACCACGACTAACTTACAACAAGGATTAGCGAAAGCATTTGGATATGCCCAACAAAGAACTTCTACAGTTGAGTTAAAAGATAGCTTTAATATAAGTTCATGGTCTGATGATGCTACAGGAAGAAGCACATGGAACATTAATTCAGACATGGCAAATACTACATATACAATAACAGGTACACATTCTTATGATGCTACAGCAGGTAGTAATACTGCAGGGTCAAATGAAATGTGGGTTACTAGTGCAGGAGTTTTCCAACAAGATACTTTTTTTGGAAATAGTACTTTTTATGACGCTGATTATGTATACGCATTAGTACATGGAGATTTAGCATAATGGCAAACGGAACAATAGCATTTGATACATTAACAACATCTGATTCAGCTAATACGAATACAGAGAAATCTATTGATACGAGTTATATTTTTAATGGTGTAGCTAAAGCATGGTTAAAAACTGTAGAGGGAGCAAGTCCTGCAGATTCATTCAATATATCAGGTGTAACAGACTCAAGCACAGGAAACTATTTAATAGCTATAAATAATGATATGAGTAATGCACATTATTCTGTAGTCGTATCAAAATTAGCAGCAGGTTCGGCAAGAGATGTTAATCTAGGAACTGACCCTGTTCCAACAGCAAGTGCATTTGAAATATTTTCAACTGCTGCAAGTTCTACAGAAGACCAAACTTGTTACGCAACAGTACACGGAGATTTAGCATGACAATAGAAACACCAGAATTTCAAGGCACACATCTTTGGGATAGATTGTGTTGGGCAAAAGAAAAGTTAGAAGGCAAACAATCTGATTATCGTGTGGTATGGGAAGACCCTGATAATTTAGATGAGTGTGCAAAGGTAACTATACCTGACCCTAACTGGATGGCTTGTGCATTGCAAGGTGGCATATTACCACCAGTTGAAGTCTACTGGGCATTAGCAGAAGATGAAGCTAAACCTGATTTTAAGAAACATACAAGAGGTTACTTGTTACACAATACTAAACCGATTGAACCAATGACAGAAGAACAAGCAATAGAATATTTAATTATGAAGGATATACCACAAAGAGTGTGGAGAGATTACGAGAAAGCTAATAAACCTAGATTAGTTATCTGTAATAAAAATCAATTACCAAGTACCAGAGAATGGAGAAATGCTTGGAAAATTGATGAAAATATAGTAGAACAAGATAAAGTAGCATAAGGAGATAAATATGGCGACACTTATATCAGATAAAGATGGTAATACTATAGATGCTTCTACAGCAACTGTTCCGTCTGACCGACATTTTAGAAATGCTTGGAGTCTTTCAGGTAAAGTTATATCTGAAGATATGGCAGAATCTAAAAAGATTTTTCAAGACAAAATTAGAGAAGTAAGAGCACCTTTACTTGCTGCTTACGATACTGATTTTATGAAAGCTTTAGAAGATAGTGATACTGATGCTCAAGGAAAAATTAAAACAGCTAAAAAAAGTTTAAGGGATGCACCTGCTGCAAAAGCAATATCAGATGCAGATACAATCGCTAAATTAAAAGCAGCTTGGGATACATCTTTATTAGGTGCAAGTCCTTACGCATAAGGAGTAATAAATGGCTTTAACTAAGGTAAGGTCGGGTGGTCTTGATTATGCTACCTCTACGTTAACTGATACCTCAAATTCAGGTTCGGTTACATTAGACTTTAATTCATATACTAATTTTAT